AGGGGCCCCTGTGCGTTCACTTGCATGAGGGTACAAAGAGCCTCGAAAAACGGGTAGTTAGCGGGCTGGAGAGTTAGTGAACGCATGAGCTATAAAAATTATGATGATGTGGTTAGGCAGCTCAAGGATATTGGGCTGCTGGTCGAGCTGCCGCTGCGGATCGCTACGGGGAAAAAGTCCGTTCGCTGCCGAGTCGCTGGCGACGGGCATGAAAAGCGTGGATGGTATCGGCTCTATGAATGGCTGATGGATTCCGGCGACTTGATGCTGACCGGCAGTTTCGGCATATATCACGGCGACGATCCAGGCACGTTCAAGGTCGATCTGACCAAGACCTGCTCGGCATGCGGCTGCGAGATGGCGCTGACCGATAAGAAATGCCCAGCGTGCGGGTCGACCGAGATTAAGCGCCGAGAACTATCAGACGAAGAAAAGGCGGCACAGAAGGCGCGCTATGCCGAGGACAAGAAGCGCGAAGCGGCCGAGCGCCTGGCGGAGATCGAGCGCGCTGCCCAGTGGGCGGCCGCCGTCTGGAAGAAATGCCGGGATCTGCAGCCGGGCGAGCATGACTACCTGGTGCGCAAGAAGCTGGTGGGGACGGGCGGCGCCCGCATCTTCGAAGGCAATGACGGCCTCGATCTGGCCGGCGCAGAGAAAGACGACTACACGTATCTCGGCAGCTTCCGTGGCGCGCTGGTTATCCCCATGCGCAACGGCACCGGAAAGATTTTCGGGCTGCAATTCATCCTTGACCGCAAGCTGCACCATGATCGTATCCGGCGCACTGAGCGCGACAAGGAATACTGGCCGGCCGGTCTTTCCAAGGACGGCCATTTTCACCTGATCGGTTCGTCGCCGGCCGGCGTTTGTCTGGTCGCCGAAGGCTTCGCCACCGCCCTATCGCTGCACATGGCCAGCGGAAAACCTGTCGTCGTCGCCTTCGACGCCGGCAACCTGCCGAAAGTCGCCGCCGCCCTGCGCAAGACCTACCGCAAGACCAAGCTGCTGATCTGCGCCGACGATGACTGGCTGCAGAAATGCGCTGAGGTGGAGTGCAAGAAATACACCCCGGTCGCCGATACCAATTGCGCCCACTGCGGCAAGCCGCACCGCAAGAGCAACGCCGGCCGCCAGCGCGCCCAGGAAGCGGCTGACGGCCCCGACTGGCTCTACCCGATATTCCGCGACGATCGCCCGGCCGACCGCAAAGGCCCGACCGACTTCAACGACCTGCACTGCATCGAAGACCTCGATGCCGTCCGCGTCCAGATCGAAGCCGCGCTCGCCAGCATGAAAATCGCCCCTGACCCGGCGCCTTCGGCCCGCAGCGCGGGCGATTTGCAAGCGGGGGGAGGGGAACGCCGCCGGGCGGAATCCGTCATGTTCGTCGACGACCTGGTCGAGCGCTACATCCCGCTCGACGACGGCACCGGCGACTACGTCTTCGACACGTGGACCAACAAGGTCGCCAAGCGCAGCCAGATGCTCACGCTGCTGCCGGCCGGCGCCCGTGGCGACGACATCAAGCGCCACCCGCTGTGGGTCTCACGCGGCGCCTACTATCTCGACCAGGTCGGCTTCGATCCGTCCGGCAAAGACCGCAACGTCAAGCTCAACACCTGGCAGGGCTGGCCGATGACGCCAAAGCGCGGCGAATGCGGCAAGCTGCTCGAGCTGCTCGCCTACCTGTGCGGCGGCGAAAAGAACAGCGACGTCGTGCTCGAATGGCTGCTCTGCTGGATGGCCTATCCGCTCCAGAACCCCGGCGCCAAGATGGCCAGCGCCGTCATCATGCACGGGCCGCAGGGCACCGGGAAATCAACCGTCTTCCAGACCCTCGCCAAAATCTACGGCGACTACGCCACCGTCCTCAACCAGCGCGGCCTCGAAGACAAGTTCAATTCCGACTGGTCCGACAGCAAGCTATTCATCCTTGCCGAAGAAGTCGTCACCCGCGCCGAAATGTGGCACATCAAGAACGAGCTCAAGGAACTCGTCACCGGCGAATGGATACGGATCAACCCCAAGAACATCGCCGCCTACCGCCAGCGCAACCAGGTCAACATCGTCTATCTCTCCAACGAGAACCAGCCCCTGCCGCTCGACAACGACGACCGCCGGCACCTCGTTGTCTATACACCGCCGGCCCTCTCAGAAGCCTATTACGACGACGTCTTCCTCGAGATCGAAAACGGCGGCGTCCATGCGCTCTATGACCACCTGCTGACCAAAGACCTCGCCGGCTTCCACCCCAAGAAACGCCCGCCGATGACCGAAGCCAAGCAGCGGCTCATCGCCCTCAGCGCCGCCAGCGAAACCCGATTCATCAACGACTGGATACTCGGCGACCTCGGCCTGCCCATCTGCCCCTGCCTGGCCAGCGACCTCTACGCCGTCTACCTCAAATGGTGCCGGGCCAATGGCGAGTCACGGCCGCGACCGTCCAACCAGTTCCACGGCGCCGTCGGTCACACACCGGGATGGACCAAGACCAAGGCCCGCATCTATCCAACCACGGCCGCCGTCGAAACCAAGCCCATGCCCATCATCATCCCGCCGGCCGGCGTGCTCGCCGCCGAAGGAACCGCGCAACCCGACGCCGTAACCCAGACCAACTGGCTCACGCAAAGCGTCAACCGCTTCTCGGAAGCCATCAACGGCAGCGGCGAAAGGTGGGCCGCATGACCGCGTTCCGGGTATACGCCCCGTGCGTTCCGGGTACCCGGAACGCTGGAAACCCGCACCAGCACAGGCGCGTTCCGGGTGTTCCGGGTGTTCCGGCACTCCCGCCCGCGTGCACGCGCGAACACACGCCTGCCGCTCGCGCACGCGCACAAAAAATATTCTCCCCGTGCGCGTCTACGGGGAACACCCGGAACACCCGGAACAACGTAGATGGCACAAGGCTTTCCAGCGTTCCGGGTACCCGGAACACAAAAAACGAACCCGGAACGCAGATGAGCAAACCCCTCCGCCAGCAAATGCCCACCGTCGCCGGCTGGATCGACGACCTGCGCGCCGCCTTCGGCGCCGAGATCATCGACCACGCCATCCGCGCCGGCATCGACGGGCAGCAAACCTTCCACGCCCGCGAAAACGGCCGCGAAGTCGGCACGCCGATCGCCTACGACGCGAACAAGGCCGTCTCCCTGGCTGACTGCATCATCGGCCCCATGAACCCTGCCAATGCCCCGCAAACCGAAAAGAAAGGAACGCGCCGTGAATGACATCGACCGCGCCCAGGAAAACGAACAGCGCGACCGTGCGCTATGCCTGGCCGCCGCCCGCAATGCCCCGTCGCTCCCCGCCACCGGCGCCGGCCACTGGTGCGAAGCCAGTGTTCCGGAAGGCGCGCATTTTTGCGACTGCGATTGCCGGGAAATGTTTGAGAAAACGCAACGGATGGAGCGAATCAATGGCAAGCGGTGAAATCAACGCTGCTCGCGCCAGAGCGCGGGTCGGTGAGCGCCATGGACGCCTTGTGCTGGTCGAGTGGCTGCGCTCCGACAAACACCGCCGCGCATGGTTCAAGTGCCTGTGCGACTGCGGAGCGACATGCGAGAGGTCATCGCTGGTATTGAACGAGAAAGCGAGCTGCGGCTGCTGGGGCCGGGAGCGCGTGATCGCCGCAAAGACGATGCATGGCGGATCATCCCGCTACGGTAGGTCGCCGTTGTACAACACCTGGTGCAGTATCAAAAGCCGCTGCTATAACTCTGCAAACCATGACTTCAAGTGGTACGGCGGTAAGGGCGTCGTTCTGTGCCAGCGCTGGCACGAATACGCCGCATTCGAGGCCGATATGGAGCCGACTTGGTTCGTCGGCGCCACGATCGATAGAATCGATTCGTCTGGCAACTATGAGCCTGAGAACTGCCGCTGGCTTCCCCGTGCCGAAAACGCCCGCCGGGCGGCGCTGGATCGTCATGCGCGGAGGGCCGCATGACCGCCATGACCCAGGCCGCCTTCGCCCGTCACCTCGGCGTGCGCAAAAGCTACATCACCGCGCTCAAGCAGGCCGGGCGGCTGGTCATGACTGACGACGGCAAGCTGGTCGACGTCGAAGCCAGCGAAGCCCGCATCAAAGCCACCGCCGAACCCGGACATGCCGGCGTCGCGGCCCGTCATGCAAAAGCGCGTGACGGAAAGCCTGCTGCGGTCGACGGCGAAAAAACGCCGAAAACCGAAGGCGAAGAAGAGCCGGCCGCCGACGCCGGTACGCCCGACTACCAGAAAGCCCGCGCCCGCCGCGAAACCGCCAATGCCGAGCTGGCCGAAATGGAATCCGCCACGCGCGCCGGCCAGCTCGTGGAAACCGCCCTGGTGCTCGCCGCCGTTGCCGATGCCGGCGCCACCCTGCGCACCCACCTCGCCACGCTCCCCGCCATCCTGGCGCCGCAGCTCGCTACGCTCAATGACGAAAACCAGGTGCGCCTGCTGCTCGAAGACCACATCGAGCAGGCGCTCGGCGAGCTGGCGGAGCGAATGGGGATGATGGCGAAGGAGGCGGCATGAAGGTGCTTGTCGCCTGCGAATACTCCGGAATTGTCCGCGATCAATTCATCCGGGGGGGGCATGACGCCATGAGTTGCGACTTGCTTCCGACTGATGTTACGGGGCCGCACTATCAGGGCGACGTGTTCGACGTGATCGACTACCCGTGGGATTTGATGATCGCGCACCCGCCATGTACACACCTGAGCGTCAGCGGTTCGCGTCACTTTGTGGCCAAGAAAATTGACGGAAGGCAGCAGGCGGGCGCTTCTTTCTTCATGCGACTGGTTCGCCAGTCTGCACATATTCCGATGGTCGCAATCGAGAACCCGGTTTGCATCATGTCCAGTCTGTACCGGAAGCCGGACCAGATCATCCATCCTTGGCAATTCGGGCATGGCGAAACCAAGGCAACCTGTCTGTGGCTAAAAGGCCTTCCGTTGCTTCGGCCGACAAACGTTGTCGAAGGCCGTGAAAACAGAATCCATCGCATGCCGCCGTCGCCAGATAGATGGAAAGAGCGCAGCAAGACATTCAATGGAATTGCCGAGGCAATGGCGGATCAGTGGTCTAGGACATCGCGAACGGATATTGCAGCATGAACATGATCGCCGCCCGCCTAGACACCCCAGCCCCGCGCATCTTCTCCACCATGGCGCGTACCATCGCCCCGCGCAAGCCGACCACCGTCAGCCAGTGGGCCGAAGCGAACATGCGGCTATCCTCCAAGGGCAGCGTCGCGCCGGGCCGTTTCCGGGTCGAGCGCAACCTGGCGCTGCAGGAACCGATGGACTGCCTGTCTGCGCGCTCCACGGTGCGCAGCGTCGTCTGCTGCTTTCCCATCCAGTTCGGCAAGTCGACCATGGAATCCGCCGTCATCGGTTATTCCATGATCGAAAACCCCGGCCCGATCATGGTCTGCCTGCCCGGCGAAGTATCGCTCGACAAGTTCGTCGCGCAAAAGCTCAACCCGCTAATCGAAGAAACCCCCGCCGTACGCGATTGCCTGTCCAGCGTCGCCAGCCGCGATGCCCGCAACACGCAGACCTTCAAGGATTTCGCCGGCGGCCAGCTCTATATCGAACACGCAGGCAACCCGAAGCGCCTCAAATCCACCAGCGTCAAGATCCTGCTGGTCGATGAATTCACCGAATTCGCCACCAGCCTGACCACCGGCGACGATCCCGTCGCCCTGCTGCAAGGCCGCACCAGCGCCTTCACGGCGGTCAGCAAGGAAATGTACGTCAGCGTGCCCGGCATCCGCGGGTTGTGCCGCACTACCGAAAAGTTCGAAGACAGCGACCAGCGCCTGCGCCACTTGCCGTGCCCGCACTGCGGCGAGCTGCACGCCTACGAATGGCGGGCCGATCTGCACTACGCGCTCGACCCGGTCAGCAAGCGCGTCACCAGCGCCTGGCTGGTCTGCCCGGAATGCGGCGCGATCATTGAAGAGCATTACAAGCCGGCTATGCTCGCCGCCGGCCGCTGGATCGCGCAGAACCCAGGCCACCCGAGCCGCGGCTACCGCATCAACTGCCTGTATTACCCCATCGGCCTCGGCCCGCGCTGGGCCGAACTCGCGCAGATGTGGGTCGAGGCCCAGGGCACGCCGGAAAAGCTCAAGACCTTCATCAACGACCGCCTCGCCGAAGCCTGGGAAGACCCGAGCCTGCGCGCCGTCAAGCACAACCTGGTCGCCGAGCGCGCCGAACCCTACGACCTGTTCCTGGCGCCCGAAGGCGTCTGCTACATCACCGCCGGGGCGGATACGCAGGACGACCGCCTGGAGATTCAGCTCGTCGGCTGGGGCCGCAACATGGCCAGCTGGACGCTCGGCTATGTCGTGCTCCCCGGCGATCCTGGCCGGCCTGCCGTCTGGGCGGCGCTCAACGGCCTGCTCAATACCCCGGTGCGCCACGTCAGCGGCGCCAGCCTGCCGGTCAGCGCCATCGCCATCGACGGGCGTGGCCACCGCACTCCGTTCGTCAAGCAATGGGTGCTGTCGAATCAGGACTCGGCCAGCCCCGTGCAGCGCCCGATGGTCATCTTCGGCGCCAAAGCCAACAACGCACCGGTGCTCGGCCGCCCGAAATGGGAAGAAATCCGCGCCGACGGCAAGACCGAGAAGCGCGGTATCCACACCTGGCAGGTCGGTACGGTAGCCGCCAAGCACTGGCTGTTCCGCCGCATGGCCGGCGACGCCGACGTCGAGCGCGAACACCGCCTGGTGCACTTCAGCGACCAGCTTGAAAAGGAATTCTTCACCGGGCTGGTGTCGGAAACCTACGACCCGAAGGCCAACCGCTTCGTCAAGAAACGCGGCGCGCGCAATGAGCCGCTCGATTGCTACGTCTACGCCTACGCCGCAGCCCACCACCCGGAACTCCACCTGCACCGCTTCAAGGTCGCCGACTGGGCCGCCGCCGAAGCCCGCATCACCGCCAGCGCCCCGGCGCAGCCGGTTGCGGTCGACGCCGAAAACAGTCCGGAAACCGCCTCATTGCCGGTCAAAAAACAGGAAGTAACCCCGCCGCAACCGCCCAAGGCGCGCGCCCGCGTCTCCCG